GACATTCAAGCTATTACAAGCAGTATTCAATCAGTAAAGAAAACAAACCACTTGCAAAAAAATTATTCAAACAAATAAATAAATAATTATTGCAATTAAGTAAATTATCTTATATTTGCACTTGTATTAGATAGTTGAGGTCGAAGCCAACTGTTAACTAAATCAAACTTTCACATAAGTAAAAGTATAGATTAAACCCCCTTTTAGCTTCGACCTAATTGGGGGTTTTTTCATTAACTAATTATTAATTATGAATTACGAAAAAATGCCATTTGGTAAATTTAAAGGCACTTTAATTTCAGATTTACCGACAAACTACATTGCTTACGCTTTAGAAGAATTTGAATTGCCTGATGAATTAAATGGTAAACTTAAAGATGAAATATGCGAAAGACTTTATTTATTTCCTCAATCAAACAAATCTGAAAAAACTTTTAAAGATGTTTTTAGAAAATTAGCTATTAAGTACCACCCCGATAAAGGAGGTAGCGGTGTTGAAATGAAAGTATTAAATGAATTTCGTGATTTGTATTACATTGATATTCCATTTTAATTATGCGAAAAGGATTTAATTTTTATCGCAGCTATTTTGAAGTGTCAATGGAATTAAAAGATAGTGAATTTATAGACTTTATAAAGGCGTTACTTCAAAAACAATTTAATGGAATAGAACCAACTAATTTAAAAGGCATGGCAAAGTTTGCTTACCTTAGTCAGAAACATTCAATAGATAGCCAAGTCAAAGGTTATGAGGACAAAACAAAACAAAAATTAATACCATTAATAGGGGGTTCGGTAGGGGGTTTAATAGGGGGTTCGGAACAAGAGAAAGAGAAAGTACAAGAGAAAGTACAAATAAGTAAGAAAGTTATTAAGGTGAGTTTTGAAGAGTCTGAAATATTTGATAAAAACACTTTTAAAAATGAGTTTCCTTTATGGAATACTAAAAAACTATCCTACTACTATGATGCCGCAATAGCTTATTCAAATGAGGGCAATAAATATGCAAATTGGAAAAGTGCTATAAATAATTGGGCTAAACGTGATGATGCACAAGGTAAATTTAAGTTTGATGAAAAAAATGGTATTGATACTAAAAACAAATTAATTATCTACTAATGGCAGTTATAACACGATTATTCGACATTAACGAAAAAGTTTTAAAACTGCGAGAGAATAGCACTGATGAGTTATTGAGTACTGGCTTTAAAACACTTGACTTGCTTTACATGATTAAGCCTACTAACACAACTATTATTTATGGCTATCCTAAAATGGGCAAAACTGAATTTTTATTTCAATTGCTAATTAGTTTGAGTTTAAATTATGGTAAAAAACATTTGATTTATAGCCCTGAAAGTGGCAGTAGTGAGGAAATATACGCAGCTATAATTCATGGTTTAACTGGCAAAACATTTGATAAAAGATACCATAACTACATAACTGAAGCTGAATATTATAAAGTCCAACCATTTGTACAAGAACATTTTATAGTAGCTGAAGATACAGATGAACAAGGTTTAAATTTTGATGAGTACATAAAACTTGTAAAACAATGCAAAAAAGATTTTGGAATACATACAAGTACTATTGACAATTGGAACGATATTGAACATGAGAATTATACTAATGTTTCAGACTATTTAAAACGCAAATTACCAAAGTGGAACAAACTTGCATTAAGTGAAAAAATACATTCGTTTTTAATTTGCCACGCTAAAAACCCAATAGGTTTAAAAAATGGTGAGTTACCAAAAGCACCAACTCCTTACGAAATTGATGGAGGTGCGGCATGGTTACAAAAGGCATACAACATGATATGTATAAATCGTGAGTATGTGGAGTTAAATGGAGGTGTTCAACTAGGCAATGAAGTTGATGTAATAATTCAAAAAGTTAAACCTAGAATAGTTGGTAAAACTGGCACTTGTAAACTTGATTATGATTGGTTGCGAAAGTGTTATTCGGAAACTTATGACGGGCAAATACATCAAATTGAAAGTCCATTTAAAGAAAAATACAAAGCACCTGAAAAACCAAAAGAACAAGCAATACAAAGTTCAATAAATTTAAATCAACCATTTGAAGATGCACCATTTTAGCCATGAACACAAAAGAATACAACGAACTAAAAGCACAAACCGAATACATTAACACTTTGCAAAAACAAGAGTACAAAGATTTGAAAGAATTAATGTATAAATTTTGCAGCTTCGCAAATATCCAAAACACTAGCGAACCATGTTATGTTAATTTATGGGTAATAAATGCGTTTATAGAAGATTTTGAAGCTAAAACGATACAAAGTATAGGCGAACGAAAAACACAAGCTGAAAAGCACCTTAAAACGCTTTATGATATTCAAAGCCAGTATGGCAAATATTATTTTGAAAGCATAATATACAGAACTAAAGTTCAAGAATTACAGTCCGATGTATTAAAAATGAGCAAAAAAATAGCTGAATTGCAAACAGAAAACGATAAATTAAAAAAACTAAACGAATTTTAAAACGCTAATTACTAGCAAGTTAAAAAATAAATAAACTTTTATTTTGGTATTACAAATAGTAATACTATTTTTGACCTCAGATAATAACAAAAGATATGACAAGCGCAACAATTACAAAAACATTATTAAAGTTAGAAAATCAACCAAAAGAGTACTCATTAGGTTTTAGAAGATGGTCAGTATTGCCAGTAAGAGTTACTAATAATTTAAATGTAGCTTGCTTATTGAAATGCGAAGAAAACACTGACTCTATAAAAGAATTTTTAAATAGACTTACAGAACAAGAATTTATTTATTGGTTAAAATTAGCATAATTATGAAAACAGCAAAACTTAAAAACGGACTGATTTAAACAACTTATAATAATGAAATGTAAATATTGTGAAAGCGAAAGAGTATGCAAAGGCGTATATCCAGAGGGTTGTTTTTTAAAACATCAACTTGATGAAATTGACTATAAATCTTTGTTAAGAGAATTTATGATTAGAACGCAACATATACCACCAACAAGCGAGCAGGAAGAGATTTGGTGGAATGAGGGAACAAACGCATTTAAAAACCCTGAATTATTAAAAAAATTTATTGAACCAATTTTATAACAATTTAAACATGAACGCAATACTAAAATATAAAAAAGAAGAAAAGCGAATAGTAAGATTACTTTACAAAAAAGGATTTTTAAAAGACTTTAAAATAGAAGATTTGTATTGGCAAAGCTATGCAAAACTAAGGTCTAAAAAAAGAAAGCATAAGCGAAAACATAGAAATACAATTTGGTTGCCCGAAGTGTATTATGCAACTACTGATTATTGGGGTGAAGGTGATGAGCATAGTATAGTTGAGCATATAAATGAAATGTTTTATTGGGAAAATGCAGACAGCGATAATTTAGATGATAACGGCTATCCAATATCTTCATGGAAAAGAAAGTCAAGAATTAAACTTATAAAATACTTACAATCACTACCAACAGTTATTAATAACAACAAAATAAGAAAAATATTAACCATTAAATACGATTAACAAATGAACTACAAAATACGAATAACAGCCGAGAACCAAGCTATTGTAAAGAGAATAGCAGATGAGAATGGAATGAACCCCTTTGGTTATTTATTTAAAAATCATGGGAAATCTTACACTGTAATAAATAATAAATTTGATAATATTTGGGTCGAAAATGCTACCGAACTAACCACCGAACAATTTATAGAACTATTCGACAAAAAAGAAACCCTAGCAGGTAGATGGTTTCAAGCATTAAAAGATAATGTGGCTTCAAGTCAAATTGTTAAAGGCCAATTTTATTTAATTGAAAAAGAAGATGATAAACTTATTTTTTTTAAAGTACCAACATTTGAGGATACAGAGTGGTTGTTTAAGTTAAACAAAGAAGTTCATAAAAATGAATTTAAACTTATGCCAAAAGACTTTCAACTAATCCAAGAAACCGAACTAGACAAATGGCTAAAGGAAACTAAGGCAAAGAATTTGAGTTTGGAGCAGTTAGAGAACTTTATTAGTAGAGGAACTAATGTTAGTATTTGGTATAGTTTAGAGGGTGTTAACTCAGAACAAAAAGCCCAAATATTATTCAACCAATGGAACAATCCAACCGAAAAAAGTCCGAAAGTTGAAACCGAATGGCAGCCAAAAAGAGGTGATAGAGTTTTGGTTTGGGATTATAGTTATCAAGAACCTAAAGAAAGAATATTTTTAAGTACTGATGGTCATGAAGATTTTCCAATACTTGCACTACGAAAATCAAAAGAAGGTAAATTTAAAGATAAAATTTATGGTTACAAACACATGAAACCACTACCAATAGAACAACCAAAAGAAACCGACTTTAAAACTAAGGTTATTGAGTTGATTGAAACCAAAATTAATGATTTAAAAGGTTACGAAAAAAGGCAAATTGAAAGAAACGAATATTATAATAATCATTCACAAGTTGCAAGTAAAATAAAAGTATACAACGATTTAATTAACCAAATAAAACAACTATAATGAGCGCAATACCCGACATATACGATAAGCATACAATGAATACGTTAAATGCTTACTTTCATTTTATAGCAGCTTGTAACTACTTAGATTTGCCTATAAGTGACCGTAAGATATTCACTAATAAAGAGTTCATGAAACAAATGATAGCTACACGCAAAGAAGCTAGGATATTCATAACTGAAATTCAAAAAGCCTATCAAACAAGTGGAATTGACATTAAATCAATTGAAAAAGAAAGCGAAGTAGTTTATCAAGCAATGGAAATAATGGAGCAAATGACTGATAAACTCGACATTAAACCGATAATAAAAGTAAAATTTTAAAAAAAACTAACTAAATTTTGCATGGATAAGGTTTTATATGGTACGTGTTGTAATTATGCTTATACCGTTCTTTGTAGGCTAAATATAACTGAATATAAGTCGCAGGATATTGTTAATGAGTTCTTTTTTGAAAATGAAGTAACCTTTAGTAATTATAAAGAACATATTTTTAAAACAATTAAATCATTAAAAATTAAACCATTAAAACGATTTATAACTGAGTACACACCAAAGGCAATACATATTGACGAAATGCAGTCGCAATGTATAAAATGTGGCGAAATTAAACCGATTGACTACTTTTATATATTTAGGTTCAAACCAGTAAAAAAGTGTAAAGAATGTACTACTTATGAGCAAAAAAGAGAATATAAAATCAATTCAGTAAATAGGCTTTTACATAAAAAAAATAAAGACATAGCCAAAATTGACCAATTAATTAATTTGCTCAATGAAAAAAAACAAGAAATTTTAAACAATAACTTAAAAACTAACTAAATTTGCAAAATGGAAATAAAAGGAAAACTAATTTACTGCACTAAACACAAACACAACTATTTTGTAAGTGTAGAAAACAACGACTTTATAAAATTGGTATCAACTAGAAAAGATGTCGTAATGGACCAGCTACAATTCAGCAGGCCGTATTTTTTAGATTTGGTTAAAAATGGTAAGTTAATAATAAGTAAGTAAATGCCAACTAAACCAAAAGCAAATAAACCACTTTATAATCTTCCTAAAAAACAAAGTGAGCAATGGTCAAGTAATCAAGATAAGTTTTATCATTCAACTAAATGGAGAAAGCTAAGAAAGCAAGTATTAACTATTAATCCTTTATGTGTTTATTGCCAAAAGGAAAATAAACCAACAATAGCAACAATAGCTGACCACATAACACCAGTTAGATTAGGTGGCGAAATTTGGGACTTGAATAACTTACAAGGATTATGCGAAAGTTGTCACAATAAAAAATCAGCAAAAGAAAGTAAACAATGAAAACGCTACACAATAAAGAACAAACAAAAAAACTAATTGAATTAAAAGAAACCCTATCTAAACAATTAGATTTAATAATTGAGTTAGGTCAAAAAGAAATTCAAGAAAAACCAAATTTAAAAACGTGTAGTGTTATTGATTGTGAGCAATGGAATGAAATAGCCCAAGTTGATAAATTAAGGGCAATGAATTATAGCTTATTGGTGCAGTTTAACTCTAATTTACATAACTTACATTTAGTTAATGAAATTAGTTATTTAGATATACAGAAAATAAAAGAGAAAAAATAGACTTTTCCAATAAAACCGCTTGTCTATACGGTGAGCAAATAGCATTTAAAACAATGAAAAAAATAATAGCAATAGCAACAATACTTATATTACTTAATAGTTGTAAGAAGTCAGAGGATACATGTAACTGCGGTTTAATAACCGATGATGATGTAAATGATTACTCAGTAACTATTCGCAACTCATGTACTAACAACACAAAGAAGTTTTATTTAACTCGTGGCGATTGGGTTAATGCTTTTGTTGGCTCAAACTATTGCATAACTAATTCAGGCAAATGGTAACAGAATTTCAATATAGCTTAAAATCAAAAGCTTTTGTAGATTTATATGGGAACATATTACGAAAATGTAAAACATGTAATATTCTAAAAGACTACGATTTTTTTAATGGTACAAATTGTAATAGCTGTAAATATCGAATAGAAAAAACTAAAGGTGGTTTAAACTATTTAGATAGAAAAAACAATGCAGTTAAAAAACATAACTCAATAAAAAGAGCTAGTAAACCGACAAAAGAGGATAAAGAAAAAGAATATTATAGTAAACATAATGGTAAACATTGCAAGGTTTATTTTAAAACATGTTTAATAACGAATAAATTATATTGCACAAATAATAAAAAAAGTAGCTATTCTAAAACAGAAATAAAGGGAGATTATAAATCAACTTTTAATTTATATTTAGCTTTAAAAAATAAAGGTAGATATCATAAATGTAGCCAATGCAATAAAGATATTGATTTAACTATTAATGGTAGATGCTATTCAAATAATTTAAC